TAGGTATTTGCTGTGAAGTATTGGTATGCGTATTAACTCTTTAGACGGTTCGGTCTGGTCAATAATCGCATCTTTATCCCAATATTTTAATATCTGTTCAAGTGTTTCCATAATATATCCTCAAATAAAAACATTATATCATATATTACTTATGCCGTCAATATTTCGTAGTAGTCGTATCTAAATGTTGCCGAAGCCGTGATGATATCATCCGCAGATTGTTTGGTATCGAAATCTATATCTGAAATACTGGTCGGAAATACGTTGTGGTAATATATTCTTAGGTTAGAATTGTTTAAATTGGTAAGTATTGTCAAAGTGGCATCAGAAACATTGTCACTAGGGTTCTTATTACGACCTTCAAAACCTTCTGTATTAGCAATCTCATTCATCCATTTTTGTAGGTTTTGCCATGTTACCAAGTCCTCATCCACAATAAATGTAATGTTTAACGGATTATATGTTAGCTTAGTACCAGGAGAATATAGATTAACAAATGGTGTAGGTCTGTCTATATCATCCAAAGCAATACCAGGTAGATTAACCATCTGGCAAAAGTATTGCATTGCACCAACTCTATCAAAAGTTAACAAGAACTTTGTGGGTTGGAGAAAGTTTGTATTCTGAGGGTTTCTGTTTAATGCTGTCATATTACTATTTAGGTACCTATTTTAACGCACTTCCAACCTTTGTGTTTTCCTCTGGACATATTACCTTGGTCTAAATTATTTTCCATACAAAACCGTCTTAGATTTATTATTTCAAATTTATTTCCTTTAGGATCGGTTATTAAATATTTTTTAGATAGAGCTTTAGATACAGCAATTTTTTGTGATTCTGGTTGTTTAAAACCTATGCGACTTAATCTAAGTTTTTCAGCATCATATTTACCTTGTTCCCATCTTTTTTTCATAACTTTACTAGCATTTTCACAAAATTGTTTACTATATTTTCTACCAGTAAATGCTTTACTCATTTTTGCTTTTGTTTCTTCAGATTTTGTTCCACGATTGGCTATAGATTGTATTTCTTTTATTAAATCTTCTTTACCAATTTGACCGGATAATCCTTGCCATGCGTAATAATCTTGCCAACGACCATATTTCTCCCATAATATTTTATGAGCTTCTGCGTGTTCTTTGGTGGTTAACTCTATTAGGTTTGATGGATCGTTTGTGCCACCTGCGTGTTTTGGTATGATATGGTGTTTGTGTTTCATATAATTATTTTGTGTGAAGAACTATATGTATTTATACAATAAAAAAAGGGAACCTTTCGGTTCCCTCTTAAATTACCAATCTTACGTTGGTTTACATGAGGTTTTTGACCCCAAATATTCTATAATAAACGTTTGATTGTGAGTCTAGACGACCATTACCGAAAGTTGTACCTTCAGCAAATGGGTTCGCTACCATGCCGTAACGTGTCTTGAATCCAATTTTTGGTTGGAATGTGAACTGGTCAACTGCACGAACCATTTGTAGAGGAACGTAAGGACAGTAGAATAGACCAGCGTCATAAGGAGAAGAACCCTTATAACCAACAGTAACCAATTCTTGGTTAGATGTGTAACCACCAAAATATGGGTCAATATACACTTTGATACGACCGTGTAACATACCAGCAAATGTATTGCCTGTATCGTCAACTTGTAAGTCAGCTTGTAGAGCAGGAGTATAAGATAATACACCAGCCATTGCCATTGCTGAAGCTACGTCAGAAGAAACGATAAGAACGTTACCTTTACCTCTACGAGTCTGTTTTGCAATTACGTTAGCATCACGTTCGATTTGGAAAATCAAACCTTTGAAACGTTCAACTGACCAACGACCGTTTGAGTCTGTATCTAAGTCAAAGAAACCAGCAGTTGTAACACCATACTGAGCACCCAACTTAGCGTTGTTGTAAATAGTACGGATAACTTCACGGTTAATCTCAGCCAAAATTTCTGTAGATAGAATGTTTGACAATTCTGTTTCAGCATCCAAACCATGGATTGCTTTCAAGTCTTGTGCTAATTCTAATGAGTACTCAGCCTTCAAAGCACGTGATTGAGCAGTTACAGTAACTTTCTCAATTGTGAATGCCATTTGAGCAAACGCTGTATTACCATCAGAACCTAAGTATTCAGCGATGCTTGTTGGCATTGCAATACCAGATGTTGTGTTAGCAGAAACTTGGTTTTGGAAGTTTGTTGATGTATCAGTAGCGTTTGTACCTGTAAAACCGTATGGGTTTGCAGATGAACCAACACCAGAGAACATTGTATTAGCTTCGTTATAGAATGCTTCAGCGTAACCGTTACCAGAACCAGGAGCACCTTGACCTGCGTAACGAGCACGCATTGCAAAGATCAAACCTGTTGGACCAGTCATTGGTTGTACACCAGCAACGTCATAAGCAATCAAGTTTGGTAGTGAACGGCGAACCAAACTGATTAAGATTGGGTCAAAGTTCTGAACACCACCAGTAACGTTTGTTGGACCAGCATCAGATGCTGTTTCGTTCAACATACGAGCGTCTTGTTTCATCGCTTGTTGTTGGTTTTCCAATACTAAAGCAGTAACTGCCTTCTTATATGGATCTTTAATGGCTTCTAATTCTGGATGCTCCAGAACTGGTGCCCATTTTTGTTGTAATTCTTCAGTCATGTACATAGTTATTAACTCCTTAATTTAAATCGGTAAGTTTATTTATTATTTTACCAAAGTCTGTGAAATGGTCTTTGCGTATTGTGCAATTGAAGGGTCAAATGAAACGGATTTCTTTTCATCTTCAATCTCAACACCTTCGTTCAGAGTTGAATAGTCAGCAACTTTAACGTCTACTTGGAAATAAGATTCCTTTAGTAAGTCTAGTTTACCAACAAATTCTTCCTCAGTAGTAAATTCCACACCTTCTGCAAGTGCTTTTAATTTTTCTACTTGAGTCTGAGTTAGGCCTTCACAAGCTGCGTAAATAGCCTCAATTTTTTGGTGTTCGTTTAATGCTTGTTTTAAAGCAACTGAATCATTGATAGATTCATTTAATTCGGATTCCAAAGATTCAACTTTAGACATCAATTCTTCCACAACGTTTACTTGTTCGTCAGGAATGTTGATGTAATGTTCTTTGAATAATTTGTGTAGGTCAGTCATAAAGTCTTCTACGATTTCAGACTTCAAACCGTTGTCTACTGCCAATTGGTTTTCTTCGATCCATTGTTCTACCATGTAGTTCAAATATGCATCTACTTTTTCAGCCAATTCGTTCTTAACTTGTTCGATAGCTTCTTCGAATTGTTCTGTCAATTGGTCTTCAACTTGTTCTGCAATTGCTTCGATACGTGAAGAAACGGCAGCTTCAAAAATTGTAGTAGCTTTGATTTTGAATTCTTCTGATAGGTTTTCGCCTTCTAGTAAAGCGTTTACATCGTCAGAGAAATCAAATGATTCGTTGTGGCCAATAGATTGTGAACCAGCAGTATGAGTACCATCATAGTGTTGGAATGTAGCGCCTTTGTTTGTACCAAATGTGTTCTTTGGTAAAGTTTCTGCTTGACGGTCACGAATCTTTTCGTATTGGTTACCGTTCAATTGTGTTGGGTGCATAACATCTTTACGACCCATTGTTTCTTGTGGTTGGTTCTTTGGTTTAGAATAACCAACACCATCTTTCTCTGAACCAACAGGAGGTGTAGCGCCTGGTGGTGTTGCGGATGGAGTACCTTTTAAGTAATCTGGTAGTTCGTCTGTTTCTTTTTCTACGCTGTGACCAATGATACCAGCATCATGTGAACCGTATGCTTTTGAAGCAGCCAATTTGTTCATGCCTACTTCGCCATCTGGATGCTTATCGCTACCACGGCTACCACGCTTAGATGCAATGTTTGCATCGAAAGTTTCTTTTGAGCCTTCTAGTAATTGCTTAGCGGCGTCTGTTAATTTTCCCATTTTGAAAATCTCCTTGATTCTATGTTTAGATATTTATTATTTTAAAGTTTTCTGATGAAGTTTTCAAAGATACTTAGGCTAACTGCCTCAATTTCTTTAGATGAGGCACGGCGAATTTGACGTATAGATTTCTCTTGGTCTTCTTCGGTCCATACTCCATTAACTAACATCCACTCTTTGCCTTCCATAATACCTTGTACAAAAGCACCAGGTGCAGAAGGGTCTGCTACAATATCTGCCGCTGTGGCTAGATAAAAGTCGTCCTGAACAATGTTAACTCCATTAACATTCTTCAATGATCCCATACCTCTTGATGATACACCAAGTTGGCCACCGCCTTCGATTAAATTTCTAGCAATGTTACCCATTGGTGTTTCGAGAATTTTTGCTTTACCGACCCATTGATTACCGTCTTCTTTTAGTCCTACAATCATGTGTGATACACGGTCTAGATTAATAGAAGGAGTATCTGGATGTCCCAATTCACCAAACGCACGGTTCTTGTTGATATATTCTTCCGAATATCTTGCAACTTCTTTCTTCATGGTGTCGTATTCATACAAACGACCATTTTTATTTTTTCTTTCTGATACTAGAAACGGTCCTTCAATGAATAAAGTCTTCTTACCGTCTTTTTCTTCGGTAAGATATTGAACTGTTTCTACTACTTCTTTAATTAGTTTCATGGAGTTACCCCATATGGTTTATAGTTAAATGCTGCTGGGTCGTTGAACTGACCACGTTGATAGTATTGGTTGTCTTTGCGTAATTCTACAAATAATGTATATGCACAGTTAGCAGTTAAACCAAAAGTTTGTACACCAATATCACCTGTAGCATTTTGTGCGTTGTTT